CTAATTATAGTAATAGTAGTTATTATTATTCAACTTTTTAGATGGTATAAATAATGAACATAAAAAAACACGAACCTAATATTTGGTTATTCATTGTAGTCATGGCTTGGATATTATTAATTGTGAGCATAGTATTATGGAGGTAAAAATGAAAGCGTGGACACCACCAACAGATTATTTAAGCCTACCTAAACCACCACGACATTGTAAATATGTGTGGTTAAGGTTTGATATTAAAACTAAAAAGTTTAAATATCCATTGGTAAGACATAAACAACTTAAAAATAAAAAAAGATTTCCTTTTATTTACATTAAACATTATGGTAAGTGTGTAGGTATAGAGGGACTAACATTAGCTAAGGTAAAAATATGATAAGCAAACACTTAAGAGACATAAAGAAGTTATTAAAAGCATACCATAAAAAGTGGGATTGTTTTGGTAAGCCCATTAAAAAACCAACAAAAAGGAAACGTCATGCAAAACGATAAAATATATGAGGTAGCTAGTGAACTGTATTTCTATTTTATAGATTTATATGGTGTTAGAGATCATCATGTGATAGAGCATAAGGACTATTCTGAAAATACTGATCTGGGTAGAGATCTATATTATCAAATAGAAGATGAACTTATTAAAAATAAAAAACCTACAAAGAACTAATGGCAAAAAAAGACATGGACGTACTACGAACATCTAAGTTATTAAAAATTTATGATGATATGGCTAAAAAGACGCTTGAATTATTAACTGAGTATAATGACGATCAGTTAGTGGCCTCAACACTCGTGGCGCAGGGTATACGGATATATAAAGCGGTATTATCAGAAGAAGAATTTAAAGATATGTTAAAGATCATTGTTAATGATGCCACTAACATAAAACCTTTTGTAGAAGAAAAGAAAGAAGATACAATAAATTAATATGGAACAAATAATAGACGGCATACTAGCATTTATATTATTATTTTTAATATTTTAATATGTTAGAATTAATATCAGAGATGGGCTTTTATTGGTTTATAGCATCTATAGTTATGTGCGTTTTAGTTTACGCTTTAATGAAAAAATAATATTTGACATTAGTGTTTCAATGATTATATTAACACTACTAATAGTATTCATAGCTATTAGGTCTCTTTTAGATAAGAGTATAAACATATCTTACCCTTTGTTAGACAATGGAGGGGTTAGTTTTAGTCATCTAATCCCTCTCTAAATTTATATGGATATAATATTTACAACTGAATTTTGGTTAATTATTGGATGGGCTTCTTTTTTGATATGGTTAACATGGCTCGGCAATCGTAATTAACCAAGCCACGTAGCTTCATCCTCATTATAAGGGAACATTATTTAACGTCTATTTTAACGCCTTCAAGTTCTTTAGGCTCGTTGTAGCCAAATTTAATCTTTAATAAGCCATCTTTCATTTCAGCTTCATCAACTATTACATCTTTAGCTAATTCAAACTGTTTAAAAAATTGTCTAAAGGCTAAACCTTTTTGAACGTACTCTACGTTCTTATCATCTACTTTACCTTCAACAGTTAAAATACCATCTTTAACTTCTACAAGTACATTTTCTTTATTGTATCCAGCTAAACCCATTTCTATAGCGTATTTACCTTTTGAGTATTTAACTACATTGTAAAATGGAAATGATTGTACTTTTGACCACGTGTCAAAAATATTTTCAAAAGCATCATCAAAAAACTTTGTTGATCCGTTGAATAATTGTTTATTTAAATTATTGAAAACTTCTAGGTTTGTCATAATTTACTCCTTTTTAAGCAAGTTAATTGGTCTACCCCTATGGTACAACCTATGACAGTATATAGGTAAACCTCCCCCTTTTTCAAGAGGGAGGAAACTTTAAACAATGAAAGGAAAAAATAGAGTGTGATACTCTATGTCATTGATTTTATTACCAAATTTAGTATAAGTCAATTATACCAATTTACTCATCCTCATCTTCATCGTCAAAATCAGAGTCATCAGCTTGAGACTCTAATATTTCAACTTTTTCTCTGATATTTTCAATGTCTTCATTGATTCTATCTAATATGTCTTGTATGTTTTCTTTTTTCTTAGCCATGAGATACTCCTTTCGGCCGTTATGATCTCAAATAAAATTTATGGGATCAACTCTACTTATGAAATTAAAAATGAAGTGACTAGCGCCGTTGTACTATTAAAAACAATACTTCGCCACTTGTCTGCCATCTTTTTACATTCTCTGCGTTTTTCTTTGTCGGTTTCTTTTTTGTAAACTTCGTAATGCCTGTAGTATTTAATCCAATTAATTTGTTTTTCTGTAAACTTAATATCTCCTCGTTTAACTGCTAATAAATATTTTTCTTTAACTAAATCAGGATCGAAGCCCGACCAATAGCATACCTTTTGAAAATCTTCTTCGCTGTTGATTATCCATTCATGAGCTTCCATTTTAAAGATACTTGTTTTCCGATCCGATAATCCTTGCATTGTATCTTCAAGAGCATTACATAAAACACCACGCCATAGTCTTTGTTCGGAGGGTATCTCTTTATCTTCTAAAATAGTTTTAGCGAATTCAATGCCCATAAGTTTTAACAAGTTTACTGAGTACGTCATGGTAATATATTGTTAACTCAGGACTATGTTTGCTTTTAATAAAATAACTGTAGTTATCATGTACTGCTACTAACAATTCTGTGATTTCTTGTCCAGACCACGCTGAATAATCCATATCCATTACGTTTTCTAGCCTGTGAGGTTTAAAGATATTTGTACGTTTGATGCGTTTCATACGTACATTGTAAGTCTTATTTCTTCGTTTTGCCACCATCATACACTTTAAATATTATGGCTTTTCCTTCATTTTCAGGAATATTTTTTGTATTAAAATCATTTTTACCTTTGCTATACCAATACATTTTACACAAAGGTAGAAATCTTTCATCAAACGCCGGATCAAAACCATATGTTTTACCCATATAAAGATTAAACATAACATGACAAACAAGTTCGTATTGAAATTTTGTAAGTTTCTTAGATAAAAAACTTAAAGAAGATAGAAATTCTTGATGAATCGGGTCGTTTTCGTTATCCATGTTAAATTAATAACATAAATAACGAAATAAACAACTCTAATGTTTTCCGTTAAGTAAAGTTTTAATAAAAACTTCGTATTTTACTTTTTCTTTTGATGCTTGATACTTGCAGTAATCATGTACTAATTTAGATATCATACTTGCAGGGGCTCTAAATTTCTTTCCACAAAGACTTTTAAGTATTTTGTAATCTTCTATTCTTATTGCAACGCTTTTCCATTTATTAATGTCCATTGTATTTCCTATGGGTGTAGTCTTCGCCAATAATCCATTCTTTCTTCGAATGTAGGCTCAGATTTTAGTTTCCAAAATATATATAACCTTTTAAATAAAGGTGGATAAGACCTATTATCTGGATGTTCATCCATATAATATTGCTTAGACGTGTATTTTTTAAAGTTATATATGTATCTTTTTATCATTGTTTTTATCATACTATTTGGTTTTAAAGATGTTCTATGCTAATGTCAATGAATATTGACAACACATCCCAAGTTATATAAGATAATCTTATGAAGTCATATCGCTTCACTGCTAGATATGCTGGTCAACGTATAGTACTTGACGTAAAGGCATTAGATGATGATGAAGCGAAAAACAACTTCATAAAAGAGCTTAGAGAAGGCCGAGGAACTTGGAGTAAAGAAATTACATACTCCCCATCCAAAGTCTTCCTAACATATGAGGAACTGAATGTTTCATAATGAACAGTCTCTTATCGCTAAGAAAATGATTCTAGAATCTACGTGGAATCAAATGTTCTTAGAAAAAGGAGCAGAGACAATAGATATGATGCAGATTGAATTCGAACTGAAAGAAATTAAAAGACAGTTACGAGAACAAGCTGTATTCAAAGTAAGAGAAGAATTAGAAGAAGAATTAGATATAGCTTCTTAAATTTTTTATCTTAATATTTTTTCTTTGGGAATGCCCTCAGAGAATAGGTAAGTACACTTTGCTGTGTACTCAACGATATCGTCTTGAAATAAAAATTCAAAACTTTTTATTATTTCTTTTTGCATGTGAAGTTTAAATACTTTTTTATTCATTTGTTGTAAAAACTTTTCTTCATCTATATTTTTTGCTACATAACAAATAGAAGTATTAGAATATTCTTTTACAAAGTTATATCTGCTACAACCATCCGCTATAATATACTTATTATCTTTTTTAGATAAAACCATTGGGCAAATTAATCCAATGTCTTCTATTGAATCTTTAATATCTGTTGCATGTTCTTTATGATCGCAATTAATTATATTATCAAAATTAATCATCTCTAATCTTACACCAAATATTTGATATAGTGGGTGTATAATTCTCATAGGCCCGAGAACCGTGGTTCCTGTTACATGGTCTCTTTTACCAATTTCGTTCTTCATAAGCCTTTAATATACCAATACATAATTCTTTTGTCACGTTGCATTTCATTTGATTAGTTCTATTAGCTACAAATATAATATTTTCAAGTGTATAGCCAATATTTGGATCTAATCTATCTACACTTATTCCATTATTAATTTTAGAATCACTATTAGTGCTTGTTTTAAAAAAAATAATTTGTCTTGTTAAAGCACAAGTATATCCATAACGTTTTTTATGTTCTTCCCATAATGTAAAAAACTGTTCTTTAGTTACATAACATCTTCTTTTTGACTTTTCTTCTTCTGAATAATGTTCAAATCTTTTTTGAAATTCCCTTCGCCTTAAATATCTAAATAAATTTGTCATATATCCATGTTCAGTATTAGAATATTTAGAATTTCTGATTTTACTACAAAGTTTACAATTTCCTCTAAGGTTATCTTTTTTTGTTGAATTTTTAGTAAAGTTATCAATAGTTAATATTTTTTTACAGGAAGTACATTGTTTTGTTATCATTCAACCTCTCCCCAACTCTTTCCAATTGCTACATCAACTAAACTTGGAACTTTAAACTCTATACAGTTCTCCATAGTCTTTTTAATTACTTTAACATCTTTAACTTCATCCTTAATGTTAAAACATAATTCATCATGGATCTGTAATAGTGGAGTATGCCCTGCTTCATGACAATCAATAACAGCTTGTTTAGTTTGATCGGCTGCAGAACCCTGTATCAATCTATTTAAAGCCTTGTATGTTCCGGCTCTCTTGATATTTTCTTGTCCACCAAATTTAGCAATAGCTGTTTCAAAAGTTTCAGAGTTTACCATTACCCAATCTTTAGGTTCCCATCTATCAAATCTACACTTACGACCTTTCTTAGTTCTAATAGCACCTTCTTTAGATGCTTTATCCATACAAAGATTAATAAGTTTTTTAACGAATGGAACTTTCTTATTGTATTTAACAATTATCTCTTTAGCTTCTTGCTCAGATAATCCTAAAGATGTTGCAAGTTTGGTATTACCCATTCCATACATTAAACCTAAACCAATTGTTTTAGCTTGTGAACGATCAATACCTATCATATCAGCAACTGTTTGGTGAAAGTCTGCTGAAGCATTTTCATATGCTTTAATAAGTTCTTGTGATCCTTCATAACCAACTGAAGCGGCGTAATGCACAACCATTCTTGGTTCTTGTTGTGAGTAATCAAATGCTCCCCACTTACAATCTTCATCCGGTAAAAATAAAGATCTAATCTTAGGGCCAAACTCTTTATTACGTGCAGGAATTTGTTGTAAATTTGGATTAGACATAGAGATACGTCCAGATACAGTTCCACCATTATCAGATCTTAATTGATTTATTTCAGCATGTATTCTTCCTTTAATCTGGTATCTCATAATACTTTGTAAAAAAGTACCATGAAATTTATTTATCTCTCTAGCCCTAACAATAAGTTTAGCTATTTCATGATTACAATTAGTTAACCAGTTTTGTGTAAATGATGGTTCTCCTGTCTTTGCAGTTCTTGGGTAAGGTATTTTTAATTTATCAAAAGCTTCTGCTATTTGTCTTGCCGCCCAAATATCAATATCTTTACCTGCTATTTGTTTTATCTTAATTAAAGTTTCTTTTTCTTGTGCTTCAAATTCTTTAATAAGTTTTTGAGCTTTATCTACATCTACTCTAATTCCTTTTTGTCTCATCTTAATTAGAATAGGAAGTAGTTTAGATTCCATTTCCCAAATAGTAGTTAAGTTTTGCTTAATGATTTCATTCTTTAGAAATCCCCATAGTTTAAGCGTGAGCCGTGCATCTTGTTCAGCGTAAAAACCAACATGCTCTGCAGGTAGTTTCCACATTTCAGCTTTAGGATCAATGCCATGATCTTTAGCTGCTTCTTTTAAATCAGTTTCAGCTTTAATCTCTCCTAAATAATCTTTAGCCAATGCATTTAGATTGTAGGCCCATCTATTTTCATCAACGATTGCTGCTGCAACCATTGTATCTACGATCTCTCCATTAACTTGAATACCCATTGCTTGTAACCAACCTAAATCGTATTGAGCATTATGGAATATTTTTCTACAAGGTAATGCACATATTTCTTTCATGTAGCTTATAACTTGTGTAGGTATCATATTACCCCCACCAAAATGTTTAAATGGGTAATAACCTTGCCAACCTTCAACAGCTACAGCAAAACCGATCACATAGCCCTTACCAATAGCCCAACCGGCACCAAGACCTTCGCTTATACCATCGTCTCTAGTTTCTAAGTCAATTGCTATTTCAGTGGCGCTAGATAAATCCTTATACTCAGAAGGACACAACCAAATACTTTTCTTAAATGTTAATGAATATTGTAAACTTGTCATTTATATTACCGTTAGTAAAAAATAAAAAATACAGATACAAGTAAATAAACCCATATCACCAATTATAGTTTTTTTAAGATTAAACATTGTAATCTCTTTCTAAAACCATTTCTAAATAGTGGATAGCTTTTAGAATATCTTCTTTTTTTCCTTTTAATTTATGTCTGCATATATACTTGATTGCATTACCTTCTGCAAATGGTAAATTATTTTCATTTATGAATTTAGAAGGCTGTATCTTCATTGTTTTATAATGAGAACCTCCTACTTGTTTAAAAAACGTTTTATTGCTCATTTCTTTTTTCCTCTATGTAAGTTAAATAATCTTCCCCTATTGGATAGTTGTACTTATAATCAGAGCTCAATAAATGTAATGAATACTTAGCTCTAGTTACTGCAACGTAGACTACTCTTTTTTCGTCCATCTTTTCTATGTTTGTTTTGTTTTGGTATTGAGATGCATAATCTGCTTTAAAGTAAACTAAAACATTATCTGCTTCCCCTCCTTTTACAGAATGAACAGTATCTATAATGATTGTAGGATCATTATCTAATTGATCTTGCCCATATTTCTGTAATAGAATTTTTACGTAAGTTATCTCTGTTGGCTTAATATTTCTTTTTAATGCATGCCACCATTCTTGAGATTTAACTTCATCTTTTAAAGTTAAACCACACCATGCTTTTAAATCTTCAAAACTATATTCTTTATGGTTTTCTTGTTGATCCCAAAATTCTTTTTTTCTATATAAATCATTAGATAAAGCCCTAACATATTTATACATATTGATAGTTTCTTCTTTAGATATCTTTTTATCATTAGATAATCTTGTCCAACTTCTAATAGCCTTCCATTTATTTGCTGTAAAAGATTTATTACCTTTATTGTCCATAAAGTATAAACCTTTATCTTTAGCCATCATTCTAAGTTCATTAACAGTAGTTCT